CGCGTAAACTAAAGGCCCTTCATAGTAACTGTAACCTTCTTCTTTAGGTCCAGCGTTTTTGAAGGCTGATTGACAATAGTCCCAATCCGATGCGTCTCCTTCCACGTAAAATGTTTTGCCAAATAATTTAAAACCCCCCAGTTGATCATCTCCACAATAAATTCCAGCATATTGTTTCTCACCAACCTGAGTGACTAGTGTTGCGACCTTCCCTAGATCGCGAGAGGACATCCCGGCACCATAGAAAGCTTTAAATTGTATTGCCTTCCAGATTTTCCATCTTTGCTCGAAATTCCACTCTAGTTTCATGTTTTTGGTTACCAAGGCTATCTCTGGCGCCAAAGCAACTGTAACATGTTCATCAAAACACATGATCACTCTTTCTTTATCCTTCAACAAGGCATCATTGGTTTTCGACATAAGGCACACGTTAGAAAACGGCAACGAGTTACGAGTGGTCTTCTCGTTATTTTCAATTGCCGCCGTGTATAACTTCTTTTTGTCTGAACCATCAGCCCATTCCAAACGCTCCAAATACGAAACTCCCTCTCTACCTAACGAACCTTTCGACTCTTCAGTAAATAACGGAATGTCCTTCCAGCTTGCCCATACTTTAGCCTGTTTCTCTTGGTCTACCAAACCCGGCTTAATAATACTAGCAACCAAACCCATCATACCTCCAGCACTTCGAGCATTGAAGTGAAATGGCATGGGAGAAGGTCCCAGAGAATAGGTCTTATTATGTCTTTCCTTCCCCTGAGTAAATTTATGCAACTTTGGATCAAATACGTATTTCCCAGAATTATCCTTATACATAATATCCTTAGTAGTTAAACCCTTTTTCAATCCATCCTGGAACTGAGTTTGCTGTTCAAATCTGCGATTACAAGTCAGAACTTCATACTGTACCCACTTACCTCCAGCGGTCATCTCTGGGATGCAGTTTCCACGTCCCTCCACGTGGTCAAAATAGTTCTGCGTAATTACTCGCTTCTGAACACCTTCTAGACGAACCTTTCCATCGACTAGGCGCAGATTCTTCATTAATCTATAAAGAACTGTTAATACAAAATAGTAGATAGTAGCAAGTATATCCATTCTAAATGTAGACGCGATTGTTTGAATCGCGTGAAAGAATGGTACCACCCATGGTTTCAACCTGCCACCTAAAGGAATTACATCTACTCCATTTGCATCTTCTCTTACCTGGGCATTCTCAATTGCCCTGGCTCTAGCTCCTTCATAATAAATTATCTGTACCTGAAGTGCTTCATGACGTGCAGCCACTGCTGTATAAGCCACCAAGTTTCTCCACTCATTAGGTCTATAGTGGGATAACATACTAATACTTGATGCTTCTAATGCAATGCGTGTCTTATCTAAGATAGAACGATCTGTCATACCTTGTAAAGATCTGCTAATCGCCTCCATTCCGATTTTATGAGCCACAGCTTTGTGGACAGGAACGGTACGAATATCAGACCAATACAACCAATTCAGCCAACTATTGACTGATAATGACATGTTAACTTTAGCGTTAACAACCTCTCCTATTACTTCATTAGGCTCACTTATGGCCATTTCCATAGGAGTTACAATGGCATAATATATGTTACCATATACTTGCTCAATGCACCAACTGATCTCTACCCCATTATGCACGTCTCGAGTGCCTCCCAACAGCCAGGTCATATCTTCAGTATCGATGTATGGTTGATCGCCCTTATGAGCGTACACGGTTGTTTTACCGTTCTCTTTGATCCACACACCTTGACTTCCTTGTGTACCCATTTCCCCCACTTGCATGTGGAAAATCAATCCTACTACCAAACCTCTAGATACTATGTCAAATACTGATCGTTTATCAGTACATCCGACGTGTTGTACGTCTTCAAAGATCACAGCATCAAAATAATCCAAAGTCATAAACTTAGCCACATTTTTGCACTCCAATACTTTCGTAAAGGAGGTCGGACTAGGTTCACAAACTAATGAATCTTGAGATAACACAGAATTTCTACACAAATCCTTAACTACCAAACAGTCTCTATGCACCTGCATTAAGACTGTAGATCTGCTCTGTTTATTACACTCTTTAATAAAACTAAGGTTTCTGCCTGCTCCATAGGCGTCTAACCAACGTTGATGGCTAGAAGCACGCCCAGTAGTGCGCATAATGTTTTCGGTAATGGTATGTAAAGCTGAATACAACCATCTACGAGCTAATGGACGTAATACTTGTCCATCTACCACATGTTGAGTTGTGGCAGTACTA